TTGCTCGTCTGTCTGGTCTTGAACTTGCTCCTGCGGAGGTTCGCCACCATCCATCATCCCTAAGAACGCATTTGCTGCCTGTCCCACCGTCAAGCTAGTCCCTTGCGGGTTGCTGCTATCCATAAACTAACCTCAATTCAAAATATACGAAACCGTTTCTTGACCATCTCGCCTTCGGCGGCAATAGCCTCCAAACGGGCTTTTACCTGGTTGACTGCGCGAATTGAGCTGTAAGCCTCTTCACGTTGGTCAATCTCATCAGGATTGCTTCGGATAATACGCTCGATGTTGTCTTTTTCCAACTCAGCAAAGACTTCTTGCAAAAACTCATCGCCTAGTAATGCCTTGGCTCGTTCCCATCGTTGCGTCATAGCAGGCTCTTTAGTTTCTCTTTAGGCATTCTTGCTTCGTTTAGGGCTTCTAAGAAGTCCTCACCGTACTTGTTTACTGCTTTCCTACGAATGACATATTCACCGCGCTGTAGCTTTGCATAACCCTCGTCTGGCCCGTCTGGATTAGGCCCAAGTAACGAGCGAATCTTTCCGCCTTTCTCGTAGCCAACCTCGCCTTCTGGCTTTTCTTCGTAGTCTGTAAAACCTACGATCTTGCCGCCCATCGCTCCACCTTGGGATACGTTGGCATCTTGCGCGGCTTGTTGTTGAGCCTGCTGTGCGGCTTGTTGCGCTAACTGCGTGTTGGTTTTAGCCCAGTCGTAATTCTGGAGAATCCCTGCTTGGTTGAAGTAACCAGGCTGAAACTGTTGAACCTGAGACACAGCCTGCGGGATACCAAACTCTAGCGTCATTGGACGAAGGTTTGTGTAGCCAGCAGCACCAGACTGGAACTGATAAGGAACCTGTTCTGTAGGTGTTGTCTTGTAAAAGAACCCTGTAGTTGGCGCAGCAAGACTTGTCTGTCCACCACCTGTAGCAAAAGGAACAAAGTTGGTTGCAGGCAGGTTAAACGTTGGTGGCATGTAGTCCGCAGGGTTGAACGTACGCGGAGGTTGAGTCGTACCAGCAGGAGGCTGAGTCGTGCCAGTTGGAGCAGTTGTTTTCCCTAAACCGAGAGTAATAGCACTTTGCACATCAGTCTCTGGCACTCCCATTGCTCGCAGCATGTCTGCTGTGACTTTGTTCTGGTTGTACCAATCAACCTTTTGTTGGCCTGTGAACGTAGACCAACCACTTGGAAGCGTCATCCCTGTTGGCAAATCCCAAGATGGAGGTGGCGCGGTTGTTGTTCCTAGCCCAAGCGTCTTTGCGTAGCTTATATCTGACTCAGGAACCTTGTAATCCCTAAGCGTTTGCTCAGTAACCTTGTTAGCGTTGAACCAGTTAACTTTGTCTTGCGGGGTGTAATACTGCCACTCGTTAGGCAATCCAAGACCTAACTGCGCTGCCATCAATGTAACTGCGTCTTGAGATGTATTCCTTGGCTGCTCGACTACGGTTGTCGTTGGCGGAGTTACTGTCGTTGTTGGAACGGTTGTATTACCGCCGAGCAAGCCGGTCGTGTTAGTCGTGTTTGTTGTACTCGTTGTGGTTGCAGGAGGAGGCGCAGAGGGTATACCCAATAAGTCATATGCCGCTTGGTTAGCATTAGCAGGGTCTAACTCAGCAATCTTTGCCTTGATCTGGTCGCCAGTTATACCGGCCTGCAAAAGCGTCTGAACGTAACCCTGCTTGGTAGACAGAGGCGCAGCAGAGTTCCACTGCAATCCAAAAATGTTGTAAGTTGGCGCAGGAGGAGGCGTGTATACAGGCGGTGTATACACAGGCTCTTGATAGACTGGTTCTTGGTAAACAGGTTCCTGATAAACAGGTTCTGGTTGCGTGTAAACCGGCTCTTGTTGGATAGGTTGTTGAACCACTGGAGCAGGAGGGTTGTAACCGTTACTGAGCATCCAAGTGATGTCTGACTCCGGCACACCCGCGCCAACTAGTTCCTCAATCGTCGTTCCGTTTGAGTTAAACCACGAGATCTTTTGCTGTGGCGTGTAGCTTGTCCAGCCAGAAGGTAGTGCGGGAAGTGCCATGATCTATCCTGGTATCTCAATGTTAGACGTAATGCCTGCGCCGACTTTCATAGCCTTCATCTGCGCTTCTGCCTCAAACTCCATACGCTTGAGTTCTAGCTCGGCTAGAGCTTTCTCTCTTGCGAGTTGAATGTCGGCCATAGCCTTTTGACGCTTGATCTCAATATCCGCTTGAGCCTGTGCCATCATCATTTGTACGGCAGGATCTGGGCCTTGTTGCTGAGGCTGTGCAAGTGCAGCATCAACCTCTGGTGTCACTTGCTTGAAGAACTCAGCCGAGTCTGCAAAGCCTGCTGCCTCAATCAACTTTCCGAGCGTCGCACGATATTGCGAGACAGACACTAAAGGATTGTTTGGGCCGTACGCTTGAATGATCTGCTCTTGCTTTGCAAGAACCATTGAGAGCATCGCCATCTTTTGCTCGATGTTCCCCGTACCAAGTCCGACATTCACTGTGCAATCGTACTGGTTCGACCACTCTCGCGGGTCGTACTGAACATACTGGCCGCGCATCCGAATGATGATTGCTTTGTCCTGGTACTTGCATAGAAGATGTAATAACCCTTTGAATAAGTCTTTTACACCTGTTTCACTGAAGATCCTAGCGACTAACTCAATCTTGCCTTGTGAGGCTTGCGTAAGGGCTGCTATGGCCGCAGCAGTCACGTTCTGTAGGATGTTGGGGTCTAACCCTTGGGAAGCCTCTGTAACGCCCGTACGCTTGGCCTGGATCGAATCCAGGTACTCCATGAACGGGAATACCTGTTGAGCAACAGGATTGACCTGGATGGGAACAAGTGCGCCAGGATTCTTCATCCTAACCACACCACCAGGCGTAACGCTTAAGAGATCATCGAGGTTGACCTGACCCTCAACTGCTCCCATACGAGAGTTGTTCTGTAGGTACAGGTTATCAAGCATCTGCCTCGTTAGAGTAGTCTTGATAAGCTGGAGATCAACTGTACGGTCAGCAGGGCAATCCCCAAAGAAGCGATGAGGAATCGGAATAGGACAGAGGGTGTAAAACGGCACATAGTCGGTTTCTTCATTGCTTAAGATTTCATTCCCCGAAAAGTGAACCCGTCTTAGTTCTGCAATCCCATCTCCGTCGTAGTCAGTCTTTAGGTAGCACTCAAACACTTCAACCGTCTGCATGGACTTATCGAGACTCGGCTCCATGTAAGGCTGCTCGTCTCGGTTGTATCTTGCAATGTACTCAGCAGAAAACTCAAGATCGTTGTAGACAGGCAGATTCATCACGATCTCTGCATCAAACCCCATCGCAACTAAATCAGACCTTGTGATGAGTTTTCTGTGCGCGACGAAAGGTGTATCTCTTACCGTCTTGCCTGCTTTAGAGATCAAGAACTCTTCGGGAGGCACATTCTCGATCTTGATCTTTCCAGCCTTTGTTTTCTTCATGAGCGCAACGTTATGAACGCGCATGACTTGACCGTCAATATCCTGCTCAACCGTCTCTTGTGCTGCGATCTCCATCGTGCCGTCAGACATGACGAGAGCTAATTCATCGTCGGTAAGGTTTGCGTACTGCTCTTTAGTGACGCTTATCGAGTCATCCCAGTATGCTTTGATAACCCCGACCTTCTGAAGGATCGCGTCCTTGAACCAGTCGTGCATGATCGATATGCCTGGGTTCTGCTTCATCAGCACCCAGTTTGTGTACTCGGTGGCTTGTTTGGCTAGCGGTTCATCGCCTGGGCCTACAGGCTCGAATACACCGATCTGGTCAGCAGAAGTAAAGAGACGCATGAGAGGCGGAAGCATCCCGTCTACCGCTTCCGCAACCTCACCCGTAACGATCTGAGAGCGACCCTCTACCTCGTTCCCGTAGGGATCACGCATGTAGGCAGTAAGCGCATTCTTACGCTGCTCGACCGTCTCGGTCTCCAAGAAACCTATCGCGTTATCAATCTCACCTTGGAGAATCGCCTTTAATCGTCCGTCATCCATTTAGACCACCCAAGATACGTTAGGTTTCAGAGGCTTTGACCAAGATGTTGTCTCGGACATACCAACCGCTAAATACCGAAATGCGTCAGAAGCATGAGATGCCCAGTCATGAAGAGGCTTATCCCAATAAACTTGACGCTTATCGTCGTATTGTCGCCGATAATTCCTTAGTGCGTCCACTCCACGCTTAGTCTTGGAGTCGAACCAACAATAAGGAATCAGCCTTCTCACGGCTTGTATCCCGTCGTCAACACCCATTCTCGGCACAATCGTGATGTTTAGCCCTGCTTCTTGTAAGAGTTCTAGCCTAGATCTTCCTGAGCCTAACTCCCTGACTTGCACATCGTGAGGCAGTAACTGCTCGGCTAGTTCGTAGTGATTCGTTCTCAGCCAGTTGACATACCAATCGAGTCCCTGACCGTGGTTCTCTACAAAGTCAATGAGCCGCGTCTCGAGGCCAACTCTCTGACAAACCCAGATTGCAGTGGAGTCGCCTATGCCTAGATCCCAGGCTGCATAAGTCTTAGCTAAACCATCTACAGGGATGTCGTGGAATCGCTCAGACGGTAACTCATTGAGAAGTTGTCCGTAGTAACTCCCTTCGATTGCTGAGTCAAAGGAACACTCAAACTCTTGCAAGTACTTGTCGTCTCCCATCTCGGACTTGGCTGCATCGAGTTCAGTCTGAGGGATAAGACCAGTTTCGGATGCTCGGAACTCAAGCAAGGCCCAATCGTTATGCTGCTCTGCATGGTCTCTTAGGGTCTTAAAGTGGTTGTTTCCCTTTGGGGTTCCGAGGAATAACGCCCATCCCATTCTGTCCGACAGGGCCGGACGAACCACTTCCGACCAAATTTTAGGGTTCTGGTCGCCGAATTCGTCGAATACAACCCCGTCGAAATACTGTCCTCTAAGAGAGTCTGGGTTATCAGACCCTGCAAGCTGGATGCGTCTGCCCCAGAAATCAACCCGAAGTTCTGCAATATTCGCGGTGGCGTTAAGGGGCTCGGTAAACTTGAGGAGGTAATCCCAGATGACTCGTTTGGTCTGGGAGTAGGTGGGCCCAATGAACGCATATCTTGGAGCCTCCTTCGTATTCTCTATCGCTGCCCTAATGAGATGGTTGACAGCAGAGACTGATTTCCCACATCTTCTATGAGCGACAACAACCCCAAACCGCTTCGTCGCCAATGCTTTATGTATTTGCAACTGGGCATTGCGCGGAGCGTATGGAATTATGATGCGGCTTGTATCGTTTGCGCCCAATTTACTCCAGCCCAAATCTGATAAACCGTTGACTTATGCACACCAAATTTTCTAGCTAAAGCTGTGCCAGTGCCTTTCTTTTTCCCTTGCTTGGCGTTGTAAATTTCGGTTGCTTGTTGCGCGTTAAGTTTCGCCCAAGTCGCTTTTTCACCATTGTTGTCTGGTAAACGAAGCCTGCCCATAGAGACAGTATCCCTAGCGTTATCTTTTTGCGTCCCAGGGTATAAATGATCTGGATTTACACAATGTCTAACCCCGCACTTGTGAAGCACATTCATTCCATGCGGTATTTCACCCTTATGAATCAGATAGGACGCTCTATGAGCCTTAATAAATTTACCGTTTAACCCAAGAATCCCATAGCCTTTTTCGTTTGTTCCTGCCGTCCATATCCAGCAGTCAACCATGGGAATTCTCTCTACTTTTTCAGCAAATCTATCTTTGAGACTCTTCATCCTGCCACCTCACAACAAAAGCCATAGGTTGCCCGTCCTGACCCGTTACCTCTGTTCTTGCTAGCTTAGGTATGTGGTACTCGATAGCCCGCAAGTAAATATCGCAAGCCTTTTCTGGGCTTTTCTGCGCTACTTCGTCTAGCCATAAAGCAAAACGAGGTGCGTTTAGTTCCGCCATCTTTGCAATGGCTTCCCTAACTGCCGCAGTAGATTTGTTAGGCGCACCCTTTGGTCTGCCTAATCCTGCGTTTGGAGGAATCCATTTGTTTTCCACTGTATTTTACTATCCTTCTGTTGTTACTGCGCAACACTTACTTGCTTTTGTTTCTACTGGAAATTGCCTTTGCTTTCGCTCTTGCATCTTCCTTACTACTTGCACCCCATGCCTTTAGACTGAGAAGCAGTCTAGTGGGACTCCCATCAGGTTTACGCTCTGGGCCTGGCATGTTACCCATTCTCGCTAGGAAAGACGCTCTACGCGGGTTATCGCCGCTCTTAACGGGAGCTTTCAGGTTAGAACCAGGGTTTGCAGCCTCGTAAGACTTCCGACCTTTCTCGTTCAGGCCACCCTTAGCGTTCTTACCCTCTTTCCTAGTCCAAGCGGCAGTCATTTTTTTCTCTTTACACCGGCTTCAGAAAGCGCAATCGCACGAGCCTGAGCAGGGCTTTTTACAATCGGGCCACCTTTGCCTGAATGTAGCTTGCCAGCCTTGAACTCGTTGTAAACCTTACTAATCTTTTTCTCAGCCTTGGTCTTTTTCATTTCTTCCTCGCTGCTCTCATGTTATCCACAAGATTAGGGTAGGGTCTGCCAGCAGATGCGGCCATAGCCTTAGCGGACTTTTTCTCAGACTTGGAAAGAGGTTCACTCTTCCCCAGCTTCTTCGGTCTCGCCTTCTCCCATATCGCTTTCTTCATCGCCCATCTCCCAAGAAGCGCAAGACTTATCTGGCGCACACATAAAGTTCCACTGATGGCAATAACCCGCGCCTTCTGGCAGGCAATCTTCCATGTCCATGTCGAAATATCCACAATTACCGCAGCGCCTCTCTTGAGCCTGGCTTGCAGAGATACGCCACTTTGCACCGAGATCGCGCCAGAACTGAGTGTCGCCCTCTCGTTCAGGACCGTACATACCCTCTTCCCTGGCGATCTGCTTGTTTTCCTCGTTGAGCTTCTCGTCTTGTGTCGGCAGCGGACACTCGTTTTCATCATCTTTTTGCTTGATGACGATCATGACCTTCGGAGCTAGTAGACCCTTCATTTCTTGACCTTTTTGGGTTGTAGAGGGATACCTACTTTTCGGTCGTACCTAATAGGAACCGGAGGAACCTTCATTCGGTAGGGAGATGGTAGTGCCTTGCTATCCCTGGTTCGTTTTTCCACATCCATCGTGAAGCCTCCATGAGGTTTTTACGGTCATCCTTGCCGACTGTCTGAGAGCCAGCGTGATGAACGTAAGCCCTTGATACGAAATGCCTAAAGTCTAATACCGTAAGTGTATGACAAAACACATTATCTGAGAACCAATTTATCGGAGGGAACCTAACCGCTTGAAAAGCCTCCTTTGATACGTAGGCAAAGATAGGCGCAATAACCGAGGCTTCCCTGATCGTCTCTTCCTCTGCCCATTTCATCCCGTTTCTTGGGCCAGACTCATACCTGATGTTCTGGGTATCCAGAATAAAGTCAGACCTGCAACCAATAACACCCAATTTATGCCCTGCGTCCTTAAGATGCTGGACATCTTCACAAAGCAATCTATACGAGTCAGGAGTCAGGCATATATCGTCGTTGGCTATGATGACTTCATCGTAATGCTGGAAGGCATCGTCCATGATCCTGTTGTATGCGTCACCGAAATTACTCTGCGAGTTGAGTAGCCACCTGAAAACTCGTGGGTCCATTGTCTCGGACCTACTCGACAGATAAACAGGCGCTTCTTTGGCGTATAGACCGATGCTCGACAGCGCGATTTCAAGGCTTGGCGATCCTGTTGTGCATATCAAAATCGGTAACTTTTTCATACTCCTCCATTCTGTGATGGGCAACCACCTGAAAATATTCGTTGTTCATGAGTGACTTGTTGCAAACATTAACTTCTAAGCCATGCTCTGACGCGACGATCGGGAATGAGAGCTGGTCTTGCAGGCTCCACTTCATCATCTCCTCCCACCATGCTTGGTTGGCTTTAGGATTGATGTAGGACCGCTTCCAACAGATAACCCCGCCTGCGATAAGACCGCCGTTCTCAGGCCATCCTAAGTCCCTGTAGTGCTCAACCTGGGCCAAGATGGGTTGATCCCTGTACTTAAGCATGTCATGGCACTCTCGAGCTTCTTCGTAGATGCAAGTCCGCCAAGGGTGTTGGAACGCTGCCATCGTATCTCCGGCCTGCTCGACCATGTACTCCACAAACTTAGCGCTCGTAATCCGTATGGAACCGTCCACCCAGATCACATAGTCCTCGTCAAACTCCAACTTGTCAGGAAAGACTTTGTACCACTTAGCCTCCATCCTGGGATCAGAGAACCGTCTCGTGGTTACGATCTGCTTCCAGCCCTGATGAGGTTTTGCCTCGTCAACAATCGCGTAGAAGTTCGTAGGCACGGACTGCCTGACCGCGTAGTGCAGCGGGTCATAACTCCCGAAGATGGATGTGTAAACAGCGATCACAAAAAAAAGCCTGGCATCGCGCCAGGCAAACACAGGAGGAGTTCCATCGTTAGTTTACTCCCCCGTTAGAAAGTTGAGAAGCTCCTCGGCTTGTAGTCGAAGATCAATGCTTGCTTTGTGTAGTTCTACGCTCATGTTGACTAAAGCCAAGACTCGTGATTCTAGCTCACTGGAATCCATCGCGTCTTGAATAACGTCTTGAGCAAGTGCTTTAGCTGCTGCTTCATTTAGATTCATTACTGATCCTTTGTATCTCACGGTTGATATACCAAACTGCCTTCTTCAGATCCTCGACCTGGTTGCCCTTAAGGTCAGCCCTCCAGATGTATTTCACTGCGTTACCGAGGTTAAATCCCATGTGCTCGGTGATCTGGATGCACTCAACACCCGAAGGATGCTCGGTGTAGTGTCTCGGATGGTTGACGTTGTCGCTCACAGTAACTCCTTTATATGCTCAGGAACCTTTGGTAGCGGAGCCCATGCAACCGCCCAATCCGACCAATGCCCGATCACACAGACCCCTCCAGGGTTTAGCAGTAGCATTTTTACGCCAAGCGGCGGCTCCTGATCTTCAGCGGTGCGCCAAAAAGTTTCGCCAGATAGATAGGACGTGGCTTTTTGAAACATGTTGTGATCACCGCTCACTTCTCACCCCTTGCTCTGATGGCGGCGGCGCACAACTGCCCATCAAGACTTGGTGCTTCTTCAAGGCACACCCGCGCACACGCCTCACGTTCATGCGCGGCGACAAGGGCGGCGAAGCGTGTTACAGAACCTAATGGTTTTTCGTCAGATCCGTAAGCCAATCCAGCCTCCCGCGCCATGCGGATGATTTCTTCTCTAGTCATCATTGGCCACCTTTCTAAGTAACTTAACCAGATTTTCAAGCGTCTCAAGACTGTAGCTACCAGCAGTCAGGTACACCACCGTCTTAGTGGTTGGCTCCCGCCAAGCTTCGTCTTGGCACCTTTTCCATGTGTCGGCAATCCACTGTCGTGTTTGCTCTAGCGTCATGGCGCTTGTTGCTATGGGCAAAGGCTCTCCGTCTGCTGGTGTCTTTGCGTTTTTGTTTTC